TATACTCTTTTTAAGCCAATTGTCTAAAAGTCCCATATTATTTTCCTCATTCCGTTTAAATCTATTATACTCAATTAAACTTATTATCTAATCTTCGTACCTATTTCCCTTACTTAGATTATCTTTGGCCCACTTAGGTTGTAAGTTACTTAATGACCAAGATTCTTTAAATTGATCACAATCCATGCTGCTGTAGGTGAACCAACTATCAGGAGTTTTATGGTCTATGTGCCAACCTTTTAAGCCATAGTTATCCCAAGTCATTCCTTCTTGAAATTGACCTTCTAAGTGTTTCTTTAGCTCTTCTATAGAGTAACCTACTTTTTTTAAATATGATTCGCCCTTTTTACATGATCCTCTATTAAATAATCTACCTCTTATAGCAGAACTCATATTGCATCTTAACACGAGTTGCTCTTTAGAATAGAGGCTAATACCCTTATTCCAAACTTTACACTCGCTTTTTGCTTTGCTCATTTTTTCTCTATATTCAAGTGTTCTTTTACCTTTTAAATAATCTCTCCCCTTGTGGGCACAGACTTTACATAGTGTATTAGATCTAGATTTCATACCGTATCCACGCTTTTTATTACAACTATCACAATACAACATATATCTTTTTGTCTTTTTTAGTCTACCTATGTACATAAAATCATTCAAATCAACCATTACAATATTACACTGTAGTTGATTTTTAGATAATTAGTTAGGCTTAGAGTGACCACAAAAAACCTCCGCCACTGGACCAATCATCATCGTCGTCATCTAAGTCAGATAATTTACCAATTTTACCTAATTTAGATAAATCTGGTTCTTCAGTTTCTATCTGTATTCCATTTGCTGCGGCAAATTCTTCTGCTGTTGGTGTTTTATAGTAACTGCCTCTACTATCTATTGTGGCTTCTTTTTCTACATCTGTAGTTTTGCCTAGAACCATAGTTCCTTTGCCCATGAGCATAGTAAGTGGATACCGAAGAGCATCCAACCAGTGATCATACTCGGACTCTGGTCTTTCTGTAATAGTTCCATCTGCCGATGTCTTAAAGTGATAAGTTAAAAACTCGTCCTTTAACGGGCCAGTTGTCTCTTTGGCTAGATGTATTTTCGTATCTTGTGTTCCGGGTACTCGTAATAATTTCTTAATAACTTGGATACCTGTATTAATAGCTTTATCATTATCAGGTGAAACTGGCAGTCCAGCCTTTCTCATTTCAGTAACAGCACCTTGATCGGCAATATCTGGAAAGTATAACTGACATCTATATTTATGGTGATATCTAGTTTTAAGATAGTGAATCCACTCTGGCTGTGACACGTATGTCATACCATCAGCTCTAACTATAAAAATATTATCTTTTTTGTCTACAAAGAAGTAAACAACTGTATTTGGATTTGACCAACCCCAGTCGACTCCAGCATAGCATTGTAATTTCATTGCATGGCATTTTTTAACGAATATATCATGGGTACATTCTCCAGGATAGTCTATTCCTGTTAATGTTTTCCACATTCCATTCCACTCTTTGACGTGGATTTTCTCATCAAATTCTTTATAGATAATACCTTCAACTGAAGGTTTAAGATTCATAAGTTGCGACAATGCCCAGTCAGTACCTTCTGATCTTACTTTCTTGATAAGTTCTCCAACTGGCTTTAACATCCAAGATTTAGATACTTGCTTCTTTGCATCACCTATACATATTGCTGCAGCAGGACACTTTAAGCACTTTTCACCTGGCATTATGTGCTTAGTATATTCTTTTTGTTTCTTTGGATCTTTTAACTTAAATGTATCTTTATCAACAACTTCCATGTCGTCTAAAATGTGATATGATTCGGTCGGAATTGTTCCAGATCGTTCATCGGGACATGCTTGTGTAAATTCCCATGCTGTCCACCTACGAACATGACGACCTGCATCTTCAGCATCTTCCATCATCTTGTTCATTAGTCCATATCTAGACTTACGTGTAGAAATCCCTACTCTAAGAGCAATCTTGTCACCCTTTGAATCAAGCATACCAGAAATCTCTTTAAAGGCCTTTAGACCTTCACCAGAAACGGTATCGATCTCATCTGTCACAACAAGTGGAACGTGCGGACCGTTGCAATTCTTATGAATGTAATTGCTACTAATATAAGAATTAGTTAGATCACTATTATTTCTTGCAACCTCTATCTGAACAACCTCTTGTTTACCTATATTGGTTATCTTATTAATTTTCATCTATTACCTTTATATATAGTCTTTGTCCAGCGTCATAGATCTTATGTAGCTTCATGTTTTTAGCCACTTCTTTCTCTGTCTTACCATCTTTAGCTTTACACATTAATCTATTGTATGTGACTTTATTATTTGTCCATTTAAACGATAAAATATCATGAGAATGAGTAAAACCTTTATTCTCTAAGTGTTTACCAGTTCCATATCTTAAATCAACCCAATTGTGTATTTTTTTTAATTCTAGTTTTTTCTCTAAATAAGATAATAATTTAGAAAAGCCACCAATAACTTGGGTATTCAACACACTACAAAATCTTTCAATCTTTAATATCTTACTTCTAACAGTATATGACATAATGCATACAAGTTTATCATTAAAGTATAAGCCAACATGTTTTGCATCTCTATATCCCATAAGATGGTTTTCATCTAAGAAGCGTCTAACTTCTTTTACTTCTTTTACTTTAGTTTTTCTTCCATATATGACTTGCTCAAAGTTACCTTGTTTAGCTTGTATCATAGAGTTAATTATATTTATTTTATTATTTATTTCATCTGCTCTGAACTGTAATATATGCTCACCATTATCCTCAAATACTTTCCTTAAATTAAAATGATAATTTTTATCTTTAATTTTATCTGAGTGCCAATACAGTCCATCTGCGTTTAAATATAACGTATCAGACACTTGAAAATCTGGCCTATATGAGTACTTTGTTGTCGCGCAACGTGTGTAACCTTCATCTAACAGTATCTGCTCTATGTCTGTAACTGACGATGTATATCTTGCTTGTATCTTGTTTAAATCTGGACCATATTTATTTATTAATGAATTTAGCGTTGTTCTAGGAATATTTAGTCGTCTTGATAACTCTTTGACTGTAGCACCTTCTACTTTTTTTATTAAACCTTTAGCTATTTTTGTATCAACCATCTTTTGACTGATGTTCTTACTCTTCATCGGATTGTCTACGCCATATCTCTTTAACATAGTGGCTTTAGTCTTTTGTGGGTTACATGCATTAATTCTATTAGGGAGAGATAATGCACATTCATAACCATATTTGTCAAGCATAGTTGCCCTACGCTTAGATAAGCTCTCTGAGGTATGACCAGTTGGATGATTGTATCTAGATATGTTTGTAGCTTTTCTCTTATCTTTTACTTCTGATAAAGAATTAGTTTCTATGTTTTTAATTTTTCTTAATAGATTGGCTCTTTTAGGGTGATTGGTTTTGCGCTTGCCTACAACATTAGACACTTTAGCTTCCCACTCTCCAAATTCACTATCAATAAATGTAGCGAACTTAGACCAGCGTGTAAATGTAGAATCTTTTATATCTACATTGTCTATTTTTAACAATTCTAATTTAACATACTCTAAATCTTTCATATCTATATTATACCAGACGTTCCATTAGTCGCCAGTCTTAATGATGTCATGATCCTTTGTTAGATTTTGTAATTCAATCCAACCTTCATTAGTCCACACTTTGTGATCTAATGTTCCTTCTATAATGGTGCCATCTTCTAGTTCTACACGAAGACATTCAGCCATTTTCTTCTTAATGTCTATTACTTCTGTGTGTCCTTGTGGACTCTCTATGTTATCTCCAACCTTAATGCCACCTATAGTATTTTTTTTCCAATTGTTGTTTACATATTGATTTACTGGCATAGTACTGACTAGACAGGCTTTAAGTGTACAAGGAAGCACTTCTAGTGTCACTGGACGTCCATCTACATTGAATGCAGACTTCTCCATGTTTAGTTTCTGAAGAACTCTATCTTCTTGTAATAACTTCTTATTATCTATAATAGGACGAATTCTCTGATTAAGCATAAAATTTGTTTGATATTCATAACAACGCTTTGCCTGAGCAATAACTGCCCCAACGTGACAAACATCTCTACTGTCATGTAACATTACTAACAATTCGGCAATTGCCATACCGAGAGTTTTTCCAGAACCTCTTCCAGCTACATATAGCAACTCTTCAATGTCTTCTGGATTTCTTTTATTTACAGTAATATCATAAACTTCCCAAATAATCTGCAAAGGGTTAGTATCTGCGAATCGTGAAACTGTGTGATCTGGTAAGTGCATACCAAAAAACACTTGAATAAACTTAGAAAGTTCTTCTTTAGTTTCGCATTTTTTAAAGAATAGTTTAGATCTAACCTTAAGAGGTATCTTGGCGAGATCAACGTTATGATTAGTCATTTTCTTCTATAATCCTTCTGAGTGTATCTCCGGGTGCTTCAATTATATTCTTGTATTGTCTTTGTAGTTCTTCTAGCTTAACCTTATAAACTTGCATTATGTCTTCTTTAAATTTAACAAGATAATCCCTTGTATACGCATCAAAAGCTACCTTTACACCACCCATAGTAACTCCAGAACTAAGATTCTGAGTGCTAGATAGTACTACTTGCTCTAGTTCATTGATAGTAGCTTTAATCTTTTTAATTCTTTCTCTCAAATCTAAGGCCAATTCAAGCTCTTGTTCAGTTATCACTTATTTGCCCTTATTTAATAGTGAGTCCAAGTCGATGTCATCATCTGGTTTTTTATTGTTATTAATTTTTGGAGTTGTTGAAACCTGTGGAGCAAGTGCGTCAAACATTGGTGACATTGCATTATTTTTAGCACTAGGTGTCGCACCCTGTACTATTTTTCCTAAAGTCTCAGTTACTTCCTTGTATTCCTTAATTGATTTAATTCTTAAATTTGGTTTTGGCGCCGTAGGATCAAGCATATAGTTTCTCATTTGTTCGACATGCTCTACACTAGCTACGCCTAGCATAGATGTTAAGAAGTCGACTTGCTCGATAACTGATTTTACAACTTTAGCTTTAACTCTATCTCTTAGAGTACTTTGCATGCGTTCTCTATCTGATCCCCATTTACGAATAGCAGCAGTCATGATAATTTTACTTAGCTCATATTGAGGGAATTGATTTTGAATTTCATTAAAAGAACTACCAATTAAGTACATTTCATATAATTTAAGAGATTCAGCTTCATCAATTGCTCCAGCTGTCTTATTCTTTCTTAGATACTTCTCACCTAATTCAATTTCTTGACTAGATAATCCTACTTTTTCATCGTCGTTAAAAGATCGCTTAAGAGCCATTTTTAATCTCCCACTCCAAATTATTATTTTTACTTAAATTATCTTTTTCTAAAAGAAGCTGCAAATTAGTATAGTGTTGGAGTTTTATTAGTTCTTCTAAACTATTTGCGGTGGAACTTGATATTCTATTTTTATTATTTGCTCTCCAGTTTGCGTCTTTGCATGATCTACTGCAAAAAGAACTAGTTCTTTTAGGCTTAAATTCAATGTTGCAATATTTACACTTTTTTAATGCCATATATTGACTCCATATCTACATAAGTTATCATATTATCTAATTTGTCTTGCTGTACTTGAAGTGTATCTAGATACCCACGAAAGGAAAGGGGAGGATTACCTTCGAGGAAGTGTAACCACAGTTCTTGTCTTAAATCATCGTCACTAGTCAGACGGTTGATTTTCTTCGCTATGTAACCAAAAATCTTGTTTTTCATCCTTCTCTTCTTTGTATATCTCTACACTAACACTCCACTCTTTACTTAGGTAGCTTTTAATAAATCTTTCTCCAATTTCTTGAAGTTTATAACCCAATCCAGTTTCATCAGTTTCCCGCTTAGACTTTATGAACCTTTTTAACTTAAGAGAGTTGAAAAATCCAATATTATTGCCTTTTTCAAACTTTTCCAATAACTTAAGGTTATCATATAGCTTAGAAGGTAATAATAACCGATACTTAACTTCTTTTTTGTTGAAGTCGATAGATGTTCCCACATCTAACACGTCTTCAACGATACAAAGTCCAGCCATATGTACATTATCTCTCATTTCATCCGTGAGTAAATTTGCATTTACTAACCAACTATGATGATTCATATAACCTTCCATGTACTCTCTCCTAACCTCATTATACCAAGTTTATTGGATGTTCTTTATTATTTCTTGTGCTTTATGTATAATCAGTGATTTGTCTGCTCCACCACTATATACCTTTTGTACATACTCAGAAATTATCTCATTAACCCCAGATGATTTAATTTGGACTCTAGCAGTCTTCTCAGAATCAATTGGGTTAGCTTTAACTATGATATTTTTGCCATCAATTAACTTAAAATATTTTTTAGACTTGAAGTAAGCAGAAAGTTCAGCCTTTGGACCAGTAACCTTTAGGATCCACTTATTCTGATTGTCAAGTGATTGTTCAAGCATGGCATGTAGGCTGGCTATATTGTTAAGTTGATCAATTTCAAATTCTAAACTTCTCCATTTTGGGAACGGGGATTCGATGAATGTCTGCTTATAGGTAACAGTGTCGAATAGTAAAAGTCCCTTAGTTTGATCCACGTCGGTGGCGTTATGAGCGTATGGAGTTCCGGGATATGTGACACTACCGAAAGATTGGCGCTTGTGGATATGTCCAGATATGATAACATCTGCAGAAACTTTATCAGCATTGATACCGCAGTCTTCTCTTTTGAATCCATAATCTGCTCCAATAAATGTGTTGTGTGTGATGCATATAGGTTGTGTTTGCTGTGGGAAGTCTTCGTATTTGGAAACATATGGAACCACTGTTATATTGTGCTCTGGGAGCTCTGTTGTTTTATCAAAGATAGTAAGACCATTTAATCCTTCAAAAGACTGAAGAGCATGATATTTAGCGTCTTTAGGCTTATACATGTCATGATTACCTAAAACATACCAATACTTAGCACCATCAGCCACGATAGTTTTTATATGATCCCTAAACTCTTTCATCAGTTCTGACCTAAGAACAGCATGATTGTGAAACGTGTCACCTAAATTACAAACTATATCTGGCTTTTGTTTTCTCGCCGTGTCTTCTACCCACCTAAGGAAGGCAGCTGATTGTTCAAAATTATTCACTCTTAAGTGAGGGTCGCCTATAAACATTATGTTCAAAATAACTCCATTTTCTCTAATATAGAGATTAATCCATTTTCGTACACCTTAACTCCATATGGTTCATTTAAAATTAAAACTCTCAATTCGCCAGCATTTGTCATAATTTTCCTTATAGAACTGCAATATATACTATTTACAGAAGTCATTTCCGTTATAAGGGTGTTGTATGTTTTTGAACCTATACTTACACAGTTTGGCACTTTAAAATCATCCAATGATTCATCTACTAACAAGCAAATACGTTCAATTACCGTCATTCATCAAACTCCTTCCTAAAGCACTTAGCCCATTGATATTCAACTAGTGCTTCTGAATGATTCCATATTTGACTAGGGTTATCCTTAAAGTCGTGTTTGTAAAATTCATTAGCGTAGATATTTGTCTTGATAACATTATCAGCACACATCTTTATTTTATCTTCTGTTTGCGATTTTTGGTATTGAACACCCAAAGTAAATACTTGAAACAATGCGGACATGCTGAAGCAAAAAGCTGCTATATAGTAAAAGTGGTATGATTTTAATTTTCTAATAATGCCTCCTCTACAATAATATCTAACATAGTTCTACCGTTTATACCAATATAATCAGCGGGCTTATCTTCACCAAACTTTATTTCTATAAACCCTATGGCAGTGTGATATCGTAAACAGGTTTCATCTTGTGGATTACATATACATCTATCTGATCCACTTTTTAGTTTCTTTAAGGTATCTTCACCTAAAGTAACAGAAGAGGGGATTGACTCACCTCTTCTGATTAACGCTTGAATTAATTCATCAATTTGCTCTGAAATTTTCATTAGATATCTTCGATTTTTACATCTACAATATTCATATCTTCATTTCTAGCTTTGAGTGCTGAATCGTCAACACCTAAACAGGCTTGATATACCTCGTCTAGAAGATTAGCCTCAGCAGTGATAAAAAATTTCATATTGGTCTCACCTTTGACTTGAGGATAGTTTGCAAACTGCCACATCATATTATTAGGTTTACCTGTATTTGCTGAGATGGGATGAAAAATAACTCCTAGAGACTTAGCAAGCTCATAGATTTCATTTTCTGTATCAATAATTCCTGTATCATAACGAAGTGAGAATTCAGCAACTCTATATGGAGCACCAACTCTGTTCTTCTTCCCTTTAACTCTTACTTTATGACCAACTTGGAAAGCACCACCAGCGATAGTTTTACCTTCTTCTATACGACCATCTTTCTTATCAACTCTTTCAACTTGTAACATGTAGTCACAAAAGTGTTTAAGTGATCTACCATCAGGAATAATCCATGGGTTGTTCATTTTCTTGTACTGATCCATTTCTTCATATACTTGTTGAATTAGAATTGTAGTAATGCTAAATCTTCTAATTATAGGAAGCAGTCCTTTGAGTGCTGGACCAAGATATTTGGCACCAGAACCACCCATAGTGATGTCTGTGGACTTATTCTTATGATCCCCAGGATAACGTATAGACTTGACTGAATCAATCATGAGACCATTGATAGGTGCACCATCTTGAAGCATTTCTAATACATCCTTTTCCATCCAATCAAAGATTTCTAGAGGATCATTTGTTTGCTTAACTAGTAATCTGTCAAGATCACCACCTAACTTTTGGAACCATTCTTTATTGAAAGAAAATTCTGCATCAATGAGAATTTGTATTGATTCCGGGTATTTCTTTTGAAGTTCAATTAGGCAAAGTTGAGCTAGTAATGACTTACCACCTGATTCTGGTCCAAAAAAACATACCGCTTTACCTTCTGTGATTCCACCGTTGCCGACAGCCCAATTAAAACTAGGAGATCCCAGCTGAATTACGTTATCTGATGGAGCTGGCATAGAAGTTGCAACTTTAGCAAAATCGCTTTCTAGTTTCTTCATCCATTTTTTTGTTGACATTTTATCTCCTTAAAATCCTTCAAATGCAGTATTGTTCCCAACAGTAGATATTGCTTTAACATCATCGTGAGCACTTTTAAATGCATAGTATTTATTCTTTAAAAATGTAACCATAGCTTCAGAAGCTGCATATGTATCCTTTGCTGCGATGACATCCGAATCTAAATCGACATACATTTCACGTACACCATTAGAAATCTTAATGCCTTTAGCAGTACAATAATCTCCAGCCTTATCTAAATAAGCAATTGCCTTAACCTTATCTAGTTGAGCTTTTGATTGTAAATTCGCTTTTACGGCTTTAGATAGCATAGAACTTGTAAGATCCATCGCGTTGATAAAGTCCCTCAGATATTGGTGAGTCATCATTTTATTGATACTTCCAATATCTGAGATTAACTTTGTGTATTCAACGAGTTTGGTTACATCTATTGTTTGTAACTCGCTCATTTACTCTCCTTATGAGTTGAAGATATCGTCAGCCATAGCCAAAATATCTTCTGTATCAGAAGCAGTTGTAACTGGTTTAGCTGGAGTAGATTGAGTTTCTTCTGCAGCACCAAGATTAAGATTAACAGTTCCACCTTGAGGTTTCGCAACTTCTGCAACTTCTTGCACAGCTTGCCCTTCTTCTAATCCAAAACCTGCAATTAGTAATTCAGGGGTTGTTTGTGCTTCATGAACTAAGTTCATGACTAAAATTTCTTTTAATTCATCATAACTTAGTTTTTGATAAAGATTATTTAGATCATAAGCAATTGCATCAAAATTTTGAACGATATTTTCAGCTAATGGAGTTCTATCGTCTTGGAATTGTGGAACTCCATTAGCATCTTTTATCATTGTTTGGTTCTTCTTAGCATCGTAAGTAGTATCGAAACCCTTACCTGATCTAGTAACATTAAACCATACACCTGAATCAGTAGTTTCTGAGTTTAAAGATGTAGGATCTTGTGAGTAATCATTGATATATTGATTCATAAGTGCGATAACTTTCTTATGTGCAGTTGTTTTAAGTTCTAAAACACCTACTTGACCAGACTTATCTGATGCATTATAAGCATATACAGATTTAGGTCTTAGTTGAGAGATAAACTTATTGATTTCTTCAACCTTTTTTTCATCAGTAATAGTTTCTAACTTCTTCTTTAAAAGATCTAGATAATCGTACACTGGACATTGACCTTCATAAGTTGAACTTGACGCAAACGGTCTCATTCTTCCTGAATTTGGATCAATTAGTCCCCAGACAACATTCCATTTTCTATATGGATAACCGTTGGCTTCTGGACCAAATGGAGGTAAGAAACGCACGATATTGTCGCCTTCTTGCACTTTGTGTCTTACTGTTTTCTTGAATGATTTCGGGTTTAGAGAATCGAGATTGATTTTGATGTTTGACATTTAATTTCCTTGTTCTAGCAATATTGCCATAGTTTATTTTCTACCGATAACCGGCATAGTTATATTATACCACGTTTTTCTTTTTATGGGTAGATTTAGTTACTTTCTCGGTGGTTTTCATGTTAAATCCAAGACCGATAAAAGCCCCAGAACCTTCAATATCAGGACTAACGTAATAGACTGTATCTACAATTGCTGGACGCTTAAGCAATGCAAACTCTATAGCTTTGTCTAGCAAATTAAGATCATTATCCTTAATAACTTTAAGAATTATATTTCCATATTCTTCTTCTGTATTGTACATTAGGTTATCATACTTTTGTAACTTAAGATGATACGGATTAATTTCAGGATTGTATTTGCCTGTTATTGTTGTTAATGTATCTCTTATGTTTCTAATAGTTGCTGTTTTTTGAACACCACGCTTTCCTCTATTCTGTGCAACTTCTTCTGCAAAGTTTGGTTTATGCAAAACCATTTCATTTGGTTTAAGTTTTTCTGGAGCTTTGTCCACTCTAATGTAATGCATTCATCCTCCTATTTGATGATTTCAATTTCTTTAATATTTATACTTACCGCTTGCCTCCAACCTTCCTTTAAGGTTCCTCTCACATAAACAATACTGTTTTCCGGATAGCGCAGTGACTTTTTCTTATTCCAGTCTACACATTCTAAATTTGAGTAACCATCAGAAAGTCTAATATTAAGCATACAATAATCCTTACCAGATTTCTTTGATATACCCTTTCTAATATTGGAACCTTCATATAGCATTATCATTCCAATCTCTCCTTTAAATCCTTTGTTCACTAAGCCTTCAGCTATCTTAATATTATTAATGATTGTAGTTGTATCACCATTAGCTCGTGGCATTAAAAATGGTGCACCTTTATTTCCAGTTTCTATAAGATGCGGCCATTTAGATTTTAAGTAGTCCTTCACATCAGCATCAGCTAGCAAGTGCTTATTAAAAGTCTTATTCATTTCTTTTTCCATAAAGAATATAGTTAGTGGGTTAGTATCTTTTACATCTGGTTTCCATGCAATTTTACCACCCCTAAGTGAATTATATTCAGCTAAGAATGCTAATCTCTGATCTGCATATGTAGGTAATGTTTTATCCATAAAAGAATCAGCTGCTCTGGCTTTTACCATTGCCTCCACAACACCTTTATTAACTTTGCGATGTTCTACTCTCAGGACGTAGTCTGTAAGATCGACAAATGGACCTTTAAGAACTAGCTCTTGTACAGCTGTTGGCCCAACTCTCTTAATTGCAGAAATTGGAGAAGTAATAGAATCACCATCTACCTTAAAAAATTCAGATGGATCTTTCATTGAAGGCGGCTTAATAGTGTCACCTAATAATGATATAAATCCTCTTACCTTATCTTCTTTACCTTCATTATTTAACACTGCTGCCCACCACTCTAATGGGTGATAATGCTTCAAGTACATAGTTATGTATCCCAACTCAGAATAACAATGACTATGTGATCTGTTGAACGAGTATCTAGAGAACGCTTGAATAGTAGAACATAATGCATCTTGCTGCTCAATTGTCCAACCTTTTGCAGCTGTTGCCTCTCTGATTCTTTCAAATGCAGACATCATAACATCATGCTTTTTCTTTGCAATTGCATCTCTAATGCGATCTGTTTCTTCAAGTGTATAACTACAAATACCAACTAAGATTGCCATCACCTGTTCTTGGAAGCAATTATGAACTATATTTCCACCAGCTAAAAAACTATGATTATTCTCAACTGTTATATCAAAAACCCTAACCTCTTTATTAGCCTTAATAGACAAAACATTAGACCATTTAATATGCTTGTTTTCTAAACATACTATTTTTTCGCATATACTTTTTGGTATAGACTTGTCTTTAAACTTGTTTGAAAAATGCTGTCTAATATTACCAAGATCACGTTTAACCCCTTTATATTCATTTATATAATACCTAGGTACTCTTATTGAATAATTTTCTTTTTTAACCTTATCGAACTTTAATGGTAGCCTACTTATATCTCTAATTGCTACACAATATACACCATTATCTTCAAAATAAGATGATTCAATTCTAAAACTATCTAAAGCTTTATATATATCATAAGCCAATTGTTGATTGCTTAATCTCATTAAGCCATTCTGTGCACAGCCATCGCCATCAAAAAAACCAGCCAACATGGACAATGAATAAGATTCTGGTAAAAACTTTTCTTTACACCTTAAGTTGTGTATACCCATTTTTTTAGCTAATAATTTAATATTATTTTCTTGATAATTTTTACTAAAATAACCATTGTTAGAATTGGCTTGTCTAAGATTGGCATACCAGCATCTTCCTCTATATTCAGAAAACCCTCCCTTAATACCAAATTCTTTAGTTGCTATATCAACTACTATATCTGCGTTTTCTTTTGAGCTACATGCTACATCGTATGAACTACCACAAAGGTTACCATCAGCAAGTAAAAGACCAATTAGCCAGTCTTTATTATCTCCAATAGTGCGTCTCTCTTCTTGAGTCCAAAAACTCTTAACTAAATGATCTTTATTTAAGTTTTGCGCTTCAATCCAACCTTTGTCCGTTAAGACCTTATGATCCGGAGTACATACTAATTCTTCACCATGTGATAATCTAATTCTAAGAGTTTCTTTAAAACCATTATCAAATTTTGCCAATACATTCTGGTATGAACCATCTTCAGTTAACACCTTATCAAAGGGCTTAATATCAGATATGTTAATTTGCCCCCTATCTGTTAAAACTTTAGTATCTGAAGCAACACAGCAAACGCCGTATGTTTCCTCTAAGTATTCTTTTAAATCTGGGTGTATGTATTTAGGTTCTCGTTTACCCATACGGACATCCATATACCATTGAGTAGCTGAAATACCCGATTCCATCGTCGAATCCATTGCTCCAGGACGAAGTAGGGCTGTCATGATCGATAAATGTCCTCTTTCAGAAGGAATAAATTGTGTAACTGCATTCTTGACAACATCAGTATTGAATTGGAATGAAGAATCTGTTTTTTTGTTGTAGAAATCAGCGTATACAGACTCATCTTCTGGAAGTCTATATATTAATGCCATTCCATTCTCATCTGGCTCTAAATAATTAACTGTATCTTTTAATGAATTAACACAATCAGTTACCATTGCCATTGTGTTTAGTCCTAGAATATCAGCCTTAACTAACGCTGATTTCTCAACCATCTTAGCATTATATTGAGTCACAAGAATATTTGCATGCATGCCATTGTCATACATTGTAAGAGTTGGAACACGGCCATCTTGAAGATTAAGTGTTGATATAACGAATGCTGATGCGTGTCTAGACCATCCTCTAACAATACCTAAGAGATTCTTTACTAAACCCTCTATATCTGGATAGATATCAAAGAAGTTGCGTAACATCTCATTCTCATCCATCTGGCCAACATGCTTTATACCCTCTCTATCAGTGTATCCATATAGAAAATCAACCTCATCAACACCTTGTGGCGAATCTGGAATTGTTTTACAAACGGCATCGATCTCAAAGTCTTTACGATTACGACCATATACAGCCATCATTGCGTCTTTAATTGCGTTCTTCGTCTTCATTGTTGAGAATGTAGAGATTTGTGCGAATCCTAATCCATACTTATCTTTAAGATAATTCATAACGTGAGGACGTGCTGTTCTAGATATATCCATATCAATATCTGGCCATGAGCCTGCTCGAATACGAGCATGTGATAAAAATCTCTCAAATGGAAGATGTGCTGCAACAGGGTCGACATGAATGATTTGTAAATAATAAGATATTAAACAACCACCAGCTGAACCCCTTCCCAATGACTGAAGAAAACCTGCATCTCTTGAATATTGAGATATATCTTCATATACTAAGAAGTATGGAATAAAATTCATAGCCTCATTCTTCATGATTACATCTAGTTCTTTTTTAAACCGCTCTACGTAAACTGGATCATCTTTCCACCTGCCATGTCCCTTTATTTTTTCCATCATCACATAGTAGGTTTGCTTGTCATAGTCATCGGTTTTAGCCTTGATATAATCAGGAACCTCTATTTCTGGTAAGTGGAAATTAAATTTAATATCAACTGATTTAGCAGCGTTTGTTATATCTAAAGTATGTTGAACCCATTTACTATATTCAAATTCAGTTAGTTTATCACCTAAATGAATTTTAAGTTCTTTAAAAATTTGAACAGTATCTTTTATATGGTATGATTCATGAAAGTGAGTACCGTCTTTATGGGCATTCTTAGATAAGCAATCTTGAACTAGTTTATCTTCTGGTTTAATGAAACAAGCACCTGATACAGGAATACAGTGTCCACCGAACTCAGCCCACATATCAAATAAGAAGTTATTGTATGCTTTATTTAAGTTACCATCAGTCACTAATGGATTGTTCTTAACATTCCTAAAACCGATTTTGCCGTCAAATACTCTTGTTATATCTACAGGATTAAATTCAAATAGAATGTCAAAATCAACATTAAACTGATGAAATCTATCGATTGCTAATTGTTCATTACCTGCTTGGAATGCTTGACCAATTGGTCCTTTAATATCAGAAGATCCAAATCTAAGTCCTTCTTTATGAGCTTTAACTTGATCTAATGTAACGATTGGTGTTGTAATACCATTAATCTCTTCAGCTGTATTATATCCAATTGAAGAAAGATGAACTATATTATTATAACCTTTATTAGATATTGCCCAAGCATTAAGAGTATAGATGTCATCTCCATCTCTTATGTTTAGCCCTGTCCCAGACACTGCTACGGTTTTTTCTGTATTTCTCGCAGAATTGAATAATGAAATAGCTGATCCCTGATCTACTACTGAAATACCTGGAATACCATTATCTGCAGCATATTTATACCACTCATCCGGCAAAGGTACGCCATCTGTCATGTTATATTGAGAATGTACGTGTAATTGTGCCATTTCAGGGAACGCACATTCTGATACCTTAATATCTTCAGTTGAAATTGTTGGAACATAGAATGTGTCATCTTCATCAAGAAGTCCAGATATAATCTTATCAACTTCTATAGTTGCTTGTATGTCCGACAAGGCATCATGTGCATCAATAGGGATTCCATATAGTTCCGCCAGAGTTCCTAGTTTTAAATTTGCTGACGCTATTTTTGTCTTTACCTTTTTAGCTCTATTGAAAGTACAATGAATTGCTATATCAAACATTTTAAAGAAGTCTGATGTTCTATTTAATTTCTTAAATGTAGATGCTATAAATTTCTTATCAAATCCTACATTATATCCCGCAATTGTAAACTTAACACCAAAGGAATTAACATACTGGACGAACTTCTCAATCATATCTTCTGGTAATTGATATGTACGAAGATCATCCATAGTTGTACCAGTAACTTTCAAAGCGTAGGGATCAATTGTTCCCCAGTTAATTGGTTGACAAAATTCATTAAAAGATTTTTGAGGTACTCCGTTGATTATCGGAATACATGCGAGTTGAATTATATCATTCTTCTTTTCATTAAGACCAGTAGTCTCAACATCTAACCATAAAAAATTCATTCATTCTCCTTAGACCTCAAAAGTTTATGAGGGGGTTGAGGATATTAAAAA